ATACACCTCGCCAGCCGTCACAGCGTAGCGGCTCACCGCATAGGGGAACGTGCGATAGCCGCTCTCGTCCAGCACCTGCCGGGATTCCTGGCACACGAAGTACGAAGCAAACGCCATGCCCCGGAAGTCGCGCCGGCTGTAGTCCACCTCCTCGCGCGGCTTGACGCAGTGCAAGAACCAGAACTCCTGCTCCGGGCGCTTCTCAGCCGCGTCCTTGATCTGCATCGGCAACTTGTCCAGGCCGAACTTCGCGGCCGCCTGGCGCGCGGTCATCGGGAACTCGCGGTGCACAAGGTCCACCACGCCGAAGTCGTTCTCCATAAAGAACAGCTGATCGATCGGCACCGTGCGGTAGTACAGCGAGCGGCCCAGCCGGTCACCGATGAACATGGCCATGTTGCCGAACGCGCCGCTGTCGAAGTAGCACTCGTGCACCTGGTTGTCGAAGTTCGCCGCATAGCGCGCCGAGAACAGCTGCTTGTTCACCTGCTCCAGGTACGCCTTGACCTCGGTGTCCTCGGCCAGATTGGGGTCGATCGGGCGCAGGCTGTGCCATTGCTGGTTGCGCGGCGTCACCAGCGAGTGCATGGCCGCAGCGAAGCGATCCAGCGCCAGGGCCGGAGCCGCGTCGAAAATCTTCTCGGTGCGCCGCTCGCCCTTGGGCTCGTTGATTTTGCCGCGCTGGCGCTTGAAGTCGGCCTTGCGCGGGATGATGCGGTCGGCGATGTCCTGCCACACCTTCTCGAAGAACACGCGCTGCTGGCGCATGCGCTCGTGCTTCTCAAGTATGTCGTTCGCGCGTGAGTCGGCCATGTGGTTCTCCGGTTACTGCCCCAGCAGGGCCTTGGTGGCCACAGCGCCAGGGGCAACGCCCTCCGACGAGCCGCCGGTCAGGACCGTGGCAGCCCGGCCGCGGCGCCGCTTCATCATGTCCGAGCGGTCCCGGTCCACCTGCATCTGGTCCACCACCGGGGTGCTGGGCATTTCGATGGGCTTCGGGGGCGGCGGCATCTTGGGCTTGGAAAACACACCGGACATGGCATCACCTCACGAAAAAATGGCGTAATCGACCTGGGCGCTGGTCTGCAGCAATGGCCCGGATTCTCTCACAGGGTAGGCAAACGTCAAAGCCAAGCTGTCCGCCCGGTCCGGCGACTTCACCCCGCGCCGCTTGGCGTCGTCCTTGGATTCGAGCAGCAACTCGCCACCTCGGTACTCGTACTGCAGCGCCGACAGCTCGGTCGCCAGATCGGAATCGTTGGGCAGGGCCGCGCCGTTTTTCAGGTACTCGCGCAGGTCGCGCCACATCCGGGCGCGCAGGTTGTAGTTTTGCCCGTCGCTCATGCGCAGGCTGGAGTTCACATCCACCACCACGCCCCGCGGGAAGTCGCGCCGCAGCATGTCGGCCACGCCAGAGCCGATGCCGATCGTGTCCACCGCGATCTGCGCAACCTTGCCGCCCCAGCTGTTCACCGCATCCTTGACACGGCCAGCCACGTCCACCACGTCGCACTGGCCGAACACGATCTGCGGATAGACCACCCTGCCCTGCCGGAACGTGATGACCGACTTGTCGTCGCCGAACCGGGCCACATCCACGCCCACCTGCAGCGGGCCCACAGCGCGCACGTCGGCCGGGCCGCGCGACAGGCAGGCCGTCACGATGTCGCCAGGGATGAACGCGTTGGTCACCGAGGCGGTGTAGTCGCGGTCGATCTCCTGCGCCACGATCACCGGGTCGAGCGTGGCCTTCTGGCGCTCGTACCAGGCCCGGTCCTTGCGCGGGTCGTCCTTCCAGTCGAACACGAACACAGGAATTTTGCCGCCCATGCGCTTGCGATAGAACGGGTTGCCGGCACCGTTCGGGGTGCTGACGTGAAGCTTACAGTTTGAAGTCTGCGACAGAGCCGCGTCCACTTGGTCGGGCCGCTCCAGGAACGCCGCCTCGTCCACGAAGTAGATCGACGTGCGGTTACCGCGGCCGATGTTGTCGCCGGACTCGCCCACAATGGTGGCGCCGTTCTCGGGGTTCATGATGCGCATCGACGGCGCGTGCGCGCGCTCGTTGTAGCCCTTGGGCTGGAACTCCACCGGCAGCAGGGCAATGAACTGGCGAATCTTCCAGAACAAGGACTTCGGGTCGCCGAGCTTGTCGACGTACTCCTCCTTGCGCGAGCCGAAACCGATCACGGTCCCGGGTTTGAACAGCCACATCCAGGCGGCCACGGCCACGCACAGCCACGAGGCGCCCATGTCGCGGGACTTCTCGACCAGCCCATCCTGCCGGCCCTGCCAGCGGTCCACCACCCAAGTGACAAACTCGGCCTGTTTCGGGAACAGCAGGAACGGGGTGACAGCCTCAAACCCGCGCTCGACGTTGCGGGGGTCGAACGTCATGCCCCAGTCGGTGATGAACTCCACCGGGTGGGTGGCGTAGAACTCCTTGAGGCCAGGCAGGATGCCAGGGTCGGCGCGCAGGCGCTTGAGCCGCTCGATGCGCTCGTTGAACACCGGAGCGTAGTCCGGGCGCATCCAGTCGAAGTCAGCCACCCGAACCCCCGAGCAACCGCTTGTAAGCCTCGGCAGGCTCCAGCGTCACCGTGGTGTTGTTCTCGGTCTTGATCGGGCCGCCGTCGGCGCCGGTGACCTCGTGCCGCTCAGACCAGCGCATCTGCGCCTTGGTCCACCAGATCATCGCCGTCTCAGAGCCGGACATGGCTTTCTGGAACAGGGTCTGCGCGATCTGGCCGTTGGCCTTGGCCTTGCCCGACTTCAACTCCGCCTGGAAGTGCGCGCGCAGCGTGTCAACGCTGATGCCGTCCCGCACCAGCACAGCGATCTGATCGATCGGCAGGCCGTAGCCAGACAGGGTCTCAACCTTTTTGCGCTCGTCAGCCGTAGGCACGAACGCCGGCCGGCCAGCGCCAGGACGGGCTCCGCCACGGTTATGCTTTTTTTGCATAGGTTTTTCAGTCGACATCAGACACCTCCAGCACAGCCTTGCGGCCCGTGTAGGCCTCCCAGCGGCCCACGATCACGTCGCAATAGCCCGGGTCCAACTCGGACAGCCGGGCACACATCCCCAGGCGCTCAGCAGCCATGAGCGTGGAGCCAGAGCCGCCAAACAGGTCCAGAACGATATCGCCAGGCCGGGCAGAGTTCCGCAGCATGCGCTCGATCAGAGCCACGGGCTTCATGGTGGGGTGGCCATCAGAGCGCTTCGGTTTTGGCTCGTTGATCACCGAGGGAACCAGTTCCTCGATCTGCGCGGTGCCGTCGATGACCATCACCGTGTCGCCCATGCGGATCTCGTACTTGCCATCGTCGCGGCGCTTGAACGGCATGCGCTCCTGGTCGAGGTCGATCATGGTCGTGAGTTTACGACCGCCGTACCACCGATGCCGGCTGCCAGGCTTCCACCCGTACAGAATTGGCTCGTGCTGCCACTGGTAGTCCGAGCGGCCCAGGACCAGCGAATCCTTGCGCCAGATCAGGCAGCCCGACAGCTTGAAGCCAGCCGCCCGGAAGGTGGCCCGGAAGTTCAGGCCCTCGGTGTCGGCATGGGCCACGTAGATCGAGGCGCCGGGCTTCAGGGTGGCGAACGCGCAGCCGTAGGCGCCGGACAGGAAGTCACGGAACTCAGCGTCGGACAGGTCGTCGTTCGCGATTTTGCCGGCCTTGGTCTCGTAGGCCACGTTGTAGGGCGGATCGGTCCAGCACACGTCGGCCAGCTCGCCGCGCATGAGGCGGTCGATGTTCTCCATCGATGTGGAATCGCCGCAGACCAGGCGGTGTGGCCCGAGGATGTAGACGTCGCCGAGCTTGGTCTTGGGCTCGACCGGAAGGTCGGGCGCGTCATCGGGATCGCGCTCATCCACCACCACGGGCGTCATGGTGTCGATTTCCTCGAGCGAGAAGCCGGTGAGCGTGAGGTCGTAGCCGTCCAGCTTCAGGTCGGCCAACTCCTCGGTGAGCAGCTTCAGGTCCCACCCGGAGTTGAGCGCGATCTTGTTGTCGGCCAGGATGAGAGCCCGTCGCTGGGCGTCCGTGAGGCCAGCCAGGATGATGACGGGCACCTCGGACATGCCGAGCGCCAGGGCGGCCTGCAAGCGACCGTGGCCGGCAATGATGCGGTCGGTCTCGTCGATCAGCAGCGGGTTGGTGAAGCCGAACTCGCCGATGGAGCGGGTGAGCTGCTCGATCTGCTCGGCCGAGTGCGTGCGGGCGTTTTTCTCGTAGGGCTTGAGCGCAGCAACGGGCCGGACTTGGTAGGTGCCCAGGGATGGAGCCGGGCGCTTGGCGGCAGCGGTGGCAGACGACTTGGCCATCACCGGCTCCAGCGGTTCAAGCGGTCGATGATCTCGACCAGCGCGACGTAGGCAACGGGCAGCGCCGCCAGCCAGAGGATGTATTCAAGGGTGCTCATGGTGCGATGGTACTCCAGATGGTGTGATTTCAGCAACGGGTGTCGCAGGCCCGCCGGTAGGCGCGTTTGGCGGCTTTCGCAGCCTCAAAAGCGTCAAGGCATGCCCGGCGATCACACAGGTGCGAGATCAGCTGCACAAACCCCCACCTGCCCTTCGGAGGATCACGCCGAACATCAACAGCCAAGTCACCAATGCGGTTGTTGCGCTTATACGACAGCAACCAAGCCGAGAAATTTGGCACAAGGTCACAGGATGATTTGACATCTTGGCTGGAGCTATCTTGCGTGCGCATATGCATGTGTGCGTGTGAATGTATATTCATCTTGTTCCATCCGGTGCCAAGGTTAAATAGTGAATAGAATCAATGAGTTATGTGATTTTTGATCTTGTGACAATGTTGTTCCGGCACAGGTTTTATTCGGTGCCATCAGTACGGACTGTCGCCGATGTCGATCGGGTGCCGCAACCCGATGCCAGAATACATGCTCAATCTGGTGCCAGACTCACGGGGCTGGCACCGCTTGATGGACGGGAAAGCGGCGTGGAGCTGGCGCGA